CAGCGCTTGGGGATTACACTCCAGAAGATTTGTACATAATGTCCATGATAGCTCACGAGCTTATAACACCTTATTGTAATTTTAATGGTGAGGTTTATGAGCTAGATGGCAGTACTCCTTCGGGGATACCTGTCACTGTCATTGTGAATGGCTTGGACAACAGTCTGATAAACAGGTGTGCATATCATCACTTGTATCCTAATGCTAAAGCCGGGACGTTTCGGCAGTATGTGTCACATATCACTTATGGAGATGTTTTCATAAACTCTGTTTCAAGTAGAGCTTCGAGATTTAATTTCCTCACCATGCAGAAGTATTTACAGACGTATGGATTGGTTTTGACACCTGGCATAAAGGATGCGATAGGTCGAAAATATGTCTTGAACCGAAACGATTTGGTATTTTTGCAGCGCAAAACGTCACGCGTTGACGGACTTCCGTATCGCGTGGGAGCGCTTAATGACACGTCCATTCTCAAGAGTTTGGTGTGCGTGTTACAGAGCAAACACCTGTCGCCGGCACAAGCCATAGCAACCAATGTTGATGGTGCTTTGAGGGAATGGTTGTACCATGGTCGGACTGTGTTCGAAAAAAGGCAGAAGTGGCTCCGAGAAATTATGGAGTCACATGGATTGGCGCACATGTGCGTCATGTTGCATGGATCACACGACGTGTTCATGCACAAGTTCAATTCTGACTATGTCACTCCCCAGAGTATCTTTTCCGGACTTCCGTTCTTTCGATAGACGGGCACCGACTTGGGACGTCGTTAAAAGCATCCCTCTGTGCGGGCACGACCGTACAACTGCGGTAATCCAAAATCGTAGGTCGCATGACTGGTTACCGTATTTCGCGGCATAGGTGGTATGGCTGCGAGGTATTGGCTTTTGTGCGACATCAATTATGTCACAACCGGCGTGGAGAGTTGGCACACTAACCACGACTGTACATAGCAGTGCTTCTAAAGATCAGTACTCACAGAGTCTGGAAATGGGTTCCCCAGAGCAAAAAATAGGAACCACAACCTTTACGCATTCCGATTCGCCATCGGGATCGCACAACATCTCTCCGTTGGAGAGTACTTACAATGTTGGGTCCAGCACGGACACATCATTAGGCGATTTTTTATGTCGACCTGTGCGTATTGCACTGATCGAGTGGGATCCAGGTTCCAACTTGAACAGTACATACGATCCCTGGTCATTGTTTTTGGACGATCCTCGCGTTAAAGCACGCTTGGAAGGTTACAAACATGTTCGGGGGCATTTGAAGATAAGAGTGACTGTCACCGGTAACCCGGGACAGTTCGGTAGAGCTATTTTAGCTTATTATCCTCGATATGCTAGGTCAGTACATAATGAGGTGTCCAATTTGACAGCCGGTACGTTAGTACG